CTACAGCCCGGAAAAATTGCTTTTGAATCGGGTGCGCGCGGCGTCGACCGCCGTGTTTATCCACCACGGTCAGCGCTCCCAGCCCGAACCAGTTCAGATGCATAGATATGGAGTCATCGGAATAGAGCACGAAGGAAAACATATTGCCGCCTCCTAGCGGATCTCTCTACCACAGGACCAAACCAATGCGATTTGCCTAGGCGGCGCGGTTTCCCGCTTGGCTTTTCTCAGCAATGACGCGGCCTTCAGCAAGCTCGACCGCTGCCTCCAGTTTCCCTTCGACAAACGCGCGGTCTTCGGGCGCTAGCCGCAGGACTCGACGAATGTCTAGGCGCGTGAACGGCCATTGCTCATCCCGAGGGGCCGCGCCGCCGATGAACATCGGACCCGCACCGGTCATCACCCATGTGGCATTCACACCGAATGCAGCCTGCGCATCGAGCAACGCTTCCTTTGAGGGACCGCGCTTTTCCCAGTTGTTGACGTTTTGCGGGGCGACGTTCAAGAGGCGGGCCATAGCTGTCTGATCGGCGTCGCCAGTGATGCGGCCGGCGGCGCGCGCGGCTTCGTAGAGCCGTTCCATGTGGGCGTGCATTGCTTTCATGCCGCGATTGTGGCCGTGGTCAACGCCTTGTTGATACACGCCGTGTTGACCAAACAATTAAACACAGTGTTTAATGAGGGCAAATTGGAGCCCTCATGGACAACGACCTGCACCCTCATGCCGAAATCATCGATCGCCACGGCGGCCCCACGAAAGTGGCCGAGCTGATGGGGATCCTGGACGAGCCCGGCGCCGTTCAACGCGTGAGCAACTGGAAGCGCCGCGGTATCCCCGCCGAGGTTCGGCTGGAGTACCCGCATCTCTTCGTGAATCCGGTGGCCGCCCCTGCCCAGGAGGCGGCCTGAGATGAGCACCCACTCGAAAGGCGCCCAGATAGGCGCGCAGATCGCCGCAATTGAGGCTGCTCTCCAGGAGCTGCGCCGACTCCGATCCCATCCGGTCGCACAGATGGCGATGCGGTTACGCGAGTCGGCGCGGCGCGTTGAACTGGCTGCGGAGGCCTTGCGCGACGTGGAGAACGGCGTTCTGAACGCCCTAGGGTTCGATGCCGAGCCGCCTAACCTGGACGATGTGATGTTGTTCCCGAGGGTGAGGCCAACAGATCCTGCAGGAGCTGCTGCATTTGCGCGAGCAGCGTTGAGAACTGCTCTACAGCGCCATCGGAAATACTTGCTCGAAGTAGAGCGGCTTCTTGAAACGCGCCCGTCTTCGTCAGATTTTCCTGAAGCGATGCCAATTGATCGTGATCCAGGGTGCGAATGATGCCGTTCATCACGATATTCAAGACGGCGGCCTGCGCGAATGCGCGCTCGGCCAGATCGTTCGATTCCATGCCCAGCTCCTCCCGTAAGGGTTTCGTGTGTGAGAGCCGAAAGCATAGCCCGCATGGGCTGGGCGCCCATTTCGTAGGTGTTGGCGATGTCCATACCTGAATCTTCCGCCGTTACATCTGCACGCGCACGCAGGATCCAGCAGGCCATCCTGCAACGCCTTGCGAGCGTTGGGCATGCGCATGTGGCCGCATGCGTGGGGCTGGACGAGTCTGCAATCAGCCGGTGGAAGGACAAGAAGACGGACGGCCGGCCCGGCGAGATTGAGCGCATGGCGCTGTTCCTTGCGTCGCTGGGCCTGAAGGCGACGCCCCAGGAATACAAGTGCTACGACGAGGCCACGCTTGCCGCGATGCTGACCCTTGCGCGCCAGCGCATGGACCAGATCAACAACGTGGATCACCTGGCATTCGAGGACGACGAATGAAGACTGGCCCGATATGTTTGCTCGCCGTCCGGCTCAGCAAAAACCCCGATTTCTGGGCATTCGCCAGCGCACGCAGCGCCGACGAGGCCGCGGCCTTTATCCGGCGCGTGTGCCATGTCGAATCCCGCGCGCATCTGGACCACGATCAACAGGCCCGCGAACGCTTCCATGAACTGGTCCGCAAGCCGTTTGCCTATAGGACGGCCCCATGAATTACTACGAGCACCACATCCGCGACTACGACGCGGCCACGGCGCACCTGTCCTGGGATGAGGACATGGCCTACACGCGCCTGATGCGCTGGTACTACCGCAAGGAGCAGCCAATCCCGGCAGACATCAAGGAGGCGTGCCGTCAGGTCCGCGCTACCACCAAGATCCAGCGTGAGGCTGTGGCGGCGGTGCTGAACGAATTCTTCGTGCTGCAGGACGACGGCTGGCACCAGGAAACTTGCGACGATGCCATTGCGACATACCAGGCCGGCGAGCCGGAGCGCGTCGTCAAGAAGGCCAACGAGGACAACCGCCTGCGCAGGCACCGCGACGAGCGCGCGCGTCTCTTCAAAGTCCTGACGGATGCTGGGGAACATGCCCCCTGGAACATTCGAATGGAGGAGTTGCGGGCCATGGTCGAACGCATTTCAAGCGGTAATTCTGCAACGGCACCTGCAACGCAATCGGATCAACCTGCAACGGCACCTGCAACGCCTGCAACGGCTACCCAATCACCAATCACCAATCACCAGACACCAGAATTAAAAGAAGATGAGGATAGCGCGGGCGCGCAAGGCACCTACCTGCCTGACCCCACGCCCTACGGCGCCATGTCCAAGCTGCTGCGCGCCCAGGGCATCACCGATGCAAACCCTGGCAATCCCATCCTGCGGGCATGGGTCGACAAAGGCCTGGGGGCCGACGAAGCGATGGCCGGATTGCAAGCCGCGCGGGCAGCACGCTCTGCCCCGAACCCGATGACCTGGGCATACCTCGCCAGAGTGCTGGAGACGCAGCGGGAGAAGGCCGCGCAAGTTGTCCCGGACAAGCCGAAGCAGGGCGCTGTGCCCAAGCCGGATCAGGACCGCTGGTGGATGTCCGACGGCGGCATCGACCGCAAGGGCCGCGAGCTGGGCATGTTCGCCCGTGGCGGCGAGTCCTACCCGGCGTTCAAGGACCGGATCTTCGAAGAACTGCGCCAGCGCGGCGCACAGGAGCAAGCCGCATGAGCTACGCCGACGAAGCCGCCGCCGTCAGCGGCCAACACCAGCCCGTCCAGGACCACGGCATGTGCTGCGTCCGAGGATGCTTTCTGCCCGGCAGCATCGCCGACAGCACGACCGGCTCGTCGGACTGGTTCTGCCACTTGCACCACGGCATGGCGTACGGCGAACTGGCCGGCATCACTGCCCGCATGCACAACCGGCGCAACCTGCTCGTCCTGGCCGCAAGGCTCAAAAACACACGGCCTGGCCAAACCCTGCCGGACAACGTGATCCCGTGGCTGCAGCGGCACAACCGCGGCGACATCGCCAGCGCTTACGCCGCGCTGCCGCGCCAATCCGCCCGCGCCCTCGGCGCGCTGATGCAGCGCATCCTCGGCGACGAATGCGCCATGCCTCAGCAGCGCCTGGCCGGCCCCGATTCCAAAGCCAAGGCCGTCAGCGATAGCTGGCACAAGGCCGTTGACCTCGTAGGTGACCTCGGATGAACGATTTCATGGAACTGGAGGCTTACGAGCCGTTGGCGGCGACCGGCCGCATTGTGGTCGAAGACACGCCCCAGACCCGCGCCTTTTTGCGTGAGGTGCAGCAGAACCCTGGGTTGCTTGGCCCCCGGAAGATCGTGCCGCTTCCGGAGGGGATGAGCGCTGCTGACGTGCAGGCCATCGCGCGCGCGCACGTTTCGCCGCCCCTGGGCCTGGACGTGGCGCAGGCCGGCCTATTCGCGCCCGAGGCGCCGGCAGCCGCGGTCAACGTCTGCATCCTGGCGCTGGACCTGGGCACGAAGACCGGCTACGCGGTGCGCAAGCGCGACGGCAAGGTGGTGCACGGGACTCAGAGCTTTGCGCCGCGCTCGAGCTGGAGCGCCGGGCAGCGCTGGCTGCGCTTCCAGTCCTGGCTGGGCGAGCTGCTGGACCTGCACCGCGTGGACCGGATCGCCTACGAGCACGTCAGCTTCCACGCCGGCGTGCGTGACGCCCACTGCTACGGCGCCTTCCGCGCGCTGGTGGAAATGGCCGCCGACCGCCGCAACATCGAGCTGGTGGGCACGAACGTGCAGACCGTGAAACGACACTGGACGGGGAAGGGCGGGGCAGACAAGGCGGCGATGATCGCCCAGGCCCGTGCCCGCGGCTTCCGTCCGGAGACGGACAACGATGCTGATGCCCTGGCCGTGCTGGACTGGGCCGTTGCACAGGAGCGCGCAGCATGAACGGCTGGTGGATCGTCCTGGCCGGGCTGGGATTCCTGGCCGCATGCCTGGGCTTGGCCGTTTGGGCCCTGGCCAGCGCCTACCGCCGCGACGCGGAAGAACACGGAGACAACGATGGCCAGAACCCCTGAGCAAATCGCCCATGCCCGCTACGTGCGCCGCGCGGCGGCTGCGAAGATCCGCCAGGCTGGGTACGATCTGGGCGGCCGGATCACCGATGCGATGGTGTGCGCCCAGATCCAGCGCCTGACGGGCGAACCGCTGCCCAGCCGTGGCGCGGTCATCGGCTACATGCAGCGCTTCGTGCTGGCGCCCATCGGTGAGCCAGCGCCCAGCCGTCAGCACGACGCCTTGCACGCGCCGGCGTACCGCCTGGATCGCTTCCTGCGCACCATGGCTGCGCGCGCCGCTCTGGTGCAGCGCCCGCTGGTGCACGCCGTCAGCCGCGTGGACAACTGGCGGACGCTCGGGGAGGCCGAGGCATGGTGAGGATCCAGCCGGCGCCGCGCATCGACTGGAACCGCGTGCTGCTGACGCTGCGCACGGAGGGGTATTCCTTGCACGACGTGTCATCGTTCACCGGCATCCCGCGGTCGACCCTGACGAGCTGGCAGGCCGGATGCAGCCCAGGGCACCAGGATGGGGAAACCCTGGTGAAGTTCTGGAGCGAGGCAACCCAGCTTCCGCGCGAGTCCCTGCCCATCAGCGACAGCACCGTCGGCGCGCGTTTGTACGCCAACCGGGCATAGAAAGCCGAGATTTCGGCCAGTGCCGAGCCAGACAATCGGCTCCGATCTTTCCCCCAAAGACGGAGCCGAGCATGGCCAAACGCAATCTCCAGGTCCAGACCCCGGGCGAAGTGCCCGCCACCGCGCCGGCGCCGGATGCGGCCCAGGACCAAGACATCCAACCTGCTGCTGCACCTGCGGAGCAACCTGTCGAGCCGCCCAAGGCCGCAAAGCCGCCCAAGGCGCGCGCCGACTACGCCAGCATGGCCGCAGCCGATATCGATCCCCACACCCTGACCGCGCCCGTGCTGTCCCGCGATGGCTGGGTCGTGCCGGCGAAGAAGGGCTGACCATGTGTGGCAGCTTCGTGAAGAAGGTGTTGGACCCCATCGGCCTGAATAAGCGCTGGGACGATCCGCCCGATACGCCGGACACCGCGGCCGTTGACCCTGAGGCTGAGCGCAAGAAGGCGGAGAACGAGGCCGCCGCTGCCGCCAATGCCAAGGTTGCGGAGCAGTCGCGCCAGCGCCGCGCCAACAGCTTGCTGTCATCGGGTGGTGGCGGCCAGACGCAGCAGGCCCAGACGTCCTCCGTCCTGGCCTACGGCAAGAACAAACTCGGGGAGTAGCCCGCCGTGTCGCAAGTGGATCTTGCCACCTCGATCATCCGCCGCCTCGGCGAACTCAAGGGCGTGCGCACGCCGAACGAAGACACCTGGCGCGAGTGCGGCGACTACAGCTTCCCCATCCGGTCGCAGGGCTTCTACGGCGAGCGCGAGGAACTGAGCGGTACGCAGACCAAACAGGCCCAGATGTACGACTCCACAGCGCCGGACGCCGCGCGCATCCTGGCCTCCAGCACACAGACGGGCAGCACGCCGTCGAACACGCGCTGGTTCGGACTGACCGTGCAGGACCAGCAGGATAGCGAGCGCCAGTGGCTGGACGCATCCGCACAGAGCCTATGGACTGAGATCCACGCCAGCAACTTCGATGCGGAAAGCATGGACGGCCTGCTGGACATGGTGGCCTTCGGCTGGTTCGTCATGTTCGTGAACCTGGCCCAGGACAACGACGGCGCGGTCAGTGGCTTTCAATTCGAGCTGTGGCCCGTCGGCAGTTGCTACTGCGCATCCTCCACGCCGGCCGGGCCCATCGATACGATATTCCGCCCTTATTGCCTCACGGTGGAGCAATGCGTTTCGCAGTTCGGTATGGCCAGCGTCAGCGAGAAGGTGCGCGAACTTTACGATTCCGAGAAGTACGACGAGAAGGTCAACCTGATCCACGCGATCTACCCGCGCCGCCACGGACGCCAGGGCGCGGCGCGGGCGCGGAACATGCCGTTCGCTTCGGTGTACGTGGATTGCGACAACAAGCAGGTGGTGCGGGAATCCGGCTTTCATGAGCAGCCGTTCTTCGCACCGCGCTGGACCCGTATCCCGAATTCGGTCTATGCAGTCGGGCCGATGTTCGACGCGCTGCCCGACACCAAAACCATCAACAAGCTGGCTCAGATGGAGCTGGCCAACGCCGATATCGCCGTAGCGGGCATGTGGATCGCAGAGGACGACGGCGTCTTGAACCCGCGCACGGTGAAAGTCGGCCCGCGCAAGATCATCGTGGCCAACAGCGTGGACAGCATGAAGCCGCTGCAGACTGGGGCGGACTTCAACATTTCCTTCACGAAACGGGCCGACCTGGAAGCCAAGATCCGCAAGATCATGATGGCCGACCAGTTGCCGCCCATGGAGGGGCAGCCGCGCACGGCCACCGAGTTCTACGCGCGCATCAACCTCATCCGCCAGTTGCTGGGCCCGGTCTACGGCCGGATGCAGTCGGAGTACCTGAAGCCGCTGATCAATCGCTGTTTCGGCCTGGCCTTTCGCGCCGGCCTGTTCGATCCTCCACCGCAGTCCCTGGCCGGCCGCCCCTACAGCATCGTCTACCTGTCGCCGATGGCCAAGAGCCAGAAGCTGGAAGAGGTCAGCGCTATCGAGGGCACCTTCGCCGCGGCGGCGCAACTGGCGGCCGCCAAGGGCGATCCCACGGTGTGGGACAACTATGACGTGGACGAGGGCATGCGGATCGCGGCTGACGGCCGCGGCGTTCCCGCCAAGATCGTGCGCAACGCGGATGACGTGGCCGAGATCCGCCGCATTCGCGCCGAGCAGGAACAGCAGGCCCAGCAGCAGGCCATGCAGCAGCAGATCGGCATGGAAGCGGCAAGCGCCGGCATTCAACGGATGGCACAGCAATGACCGTAGAACCCAGCGTCTACAAGGAAATTTTCGAGGATGACCGGCGCGGCGCCGCGGTGCTGGAGGACCTGATCCAGCGGTTTGCGCGGCCCCAGGTGAACAGCGGCGGCATCGATGCGGTCCTCAAGACCTACGAGCGCGGCGGCATGCGCCTGGTGCTGGACTTCATCACGGCGCAGATCAATCGGGCCAACGGCGTGCCCGACGTAAACGCCGAACCAGGAGAGTGATCAATGTGGATTCGTGGACTGATGCATCGCGTCATGCAGGAAGCTGGCGAGGATGGTGGCGGCGCTGGTGGCGGCACCGGGGCCGATGGCTCCGGCGGCAATGACGGCGCGCCCGCAGGTGGTGCTGACGCCCCTGCCACCGCGGGAGGTGATGGCGCCGCGCCTGCGGCCGGTTCCCTCCTGAAGCAGGGAGAGGGCGGTGCTGATCCCCTTCCGCAGGAATTCATCCCCGAGAAATACCGCGTGACGAAGGAGGGCGGGGATTTCGACCTGGAAGCCTCGGCACGAAAGCTCGCCGACGCCCATGGACATCTGGAAAAGCGCCTGGGGACGGGCGACGTTCCGCCGAAGGATGTGGGCGAATACAAGGTGCAGCCGCCGGAGGCGATGGCCGACTACCAGGCCGGGGATGATCCGGCCATGCAGGCCTTCCTGGCTGACGCGCACAAAGCCGGCTTGACGCAGGCACAACTGGACGTGGTCATGAAGCACCACTTCGAGGGCGCCCAGAAGATGGCGCAGGGTTTCCAGGCGTTGGACCAGCAGCAGGCCACCGAGCAACTGCAGAAGGTCTGGGGCAAGGACGAACAGGGGTTCAAGCGCCAGGCGGGGCTGGCCCATGCGGGCGCCGCTGCGGCCGCCGAGCGCGCGGGCGTGACGATGAAAGAGATCGAGCAGGCCGGCCTGGGCAACAACCCCACCTTCCTGCGCCTGATGTCCGCCATCGGCTCCGAGTTCCAGGAAGATGCCGGCCCGGGCAAGACGTCGTTCCGCGCCTTCGGCGAAGACGACGTCCAGCAGTTGATTCTGTCGGACGCCTACAAGAACCCGCGCCATCCGGACCATGCAAAGGTCAGCGAGCGCGTGCGTACCTACTTCGAGCGCAAGCACGGCAAGGAAGTCGTGGCCTAGCCGCTCTTCAAATTGCCGAGATTTCGGCACCCCCACAGCGTGACCATTGCGGGCATTCACCGGCCCGCATGGCACGCGGACACCCGGTAAGAGCCCTCCCAGTGGTGCGGTAGCCGGCAGCAGTGGGCGACTTATGCGGGCCCCCCCAGGGACACCCCGCCAGGCGAATTGAACCGATCAATCCGTTTGGAGTTGTCCATGTCGAACACCATTACCCAAGCGTTCGTGATCCAGTGGGACACGACCATCCGCCTGCAGGCCCAGCAACTGGATTCCCGCTTCGCTGGCTGCGTCACCGACCGCGGCACGATCACCGGCGAATCCTTCACG